CACAAAAAATGAGACAAGATAAATGAATATTTTAAACTTATAGTAATTTTGTAACCAGTTATGGATGGAGCTCTTTTCAATTAGAATACGGCGCACTTTTCAATTAGTATCTACATACAAGAAGCTCCTCCAAATGACTTTGCATAGATATTTCAGCCTGCAAACGTAATTTTATGAAATCCTTGGCATCCTGTATCTGTTTTTTTGTAGGTTGCTTCATTGCTTGTCATCTCCTGCCGGATTATGTTCAACTCCATTATCTGTGGCGAATATTTGCTGGGATTTCAATTCATAAAGAATGTCAGCCTGCTGTTCTTCCTTCTTTTCTTTCATAATCCTATCCCAGTCGCGAGGATTGCTGTACATCTGAATTTGCTCATTTGCGGTCTGCCGGGACAAGAACCCGTTTTGAACAGCAACTGCAAGATTTTGTAGAAGTTCAGATTCATTCAGATGTATATACGGCTTTATCCAGGCATATACATTCAAATTTTGCAAGTCAATAAGATTTTCGGTTTCCACCCCATAGCCATAAGTGAATATCTTTACCATATCGTCAATGAGATGGTTATATTCTTGGGCATCCTTCATGGCATTTTCAAAAGCAGGAGAATAAAGCAGCTTTATGGCTACACCTGGAAGGTCTCCGCTTCTTACTTCCGGTGGAATTACCGCAAAAGACTGCTCATAAATTAACTTGTATAAAGTATCAAGCTGCTTGGTAAAGGCAGTGGAAACATCTTGCTTGTTAAGATAACCGGCTTCATCATCCGGTCCCATTGATATACACTTTATAGTGCCATCAATCCCTCCCTCTATATTAATACTATCTCCCTCTCCTTTGAAATACATAATCGGGAAGGCGTAAGCTGTATTGTTTTGTGACAATTGCGAGAAAGCAAGTTCGTATTGCTCTATGCTGTCTTGTGAAGGAGACCAACAAGCGCCGGCTTCATTTCTGTGATAAGCCACAGGGATAAATGTAAAGCCATGTTCCTGAGAAGATATGAGTTCGTATCCGCTTAATCCAAACAAGTTCTTTATCACTTGCTTTATTTTGTTGTACGCCCCTTTCCCTTTTCTAAAGCGACGGAGATATTTCTCATCCCAAACTTCAAGCCAGTCTGTAACTGTATTTCCATTATTGTCAAAATCGGAATAGGAACGGGCAAACAATGTAAGCTCCCCTGTAACATTATCGAAATGGGGATATAACGTATCTCCTTTCTCAAAAGAAAGGACTTTCCAATAGAAAATTCCTTTTCGGAGATAACCTACAAATGCTGTGTCCCCCGTTATCTTTACGGATTTTGCCGCTTCATACCATGCTATCTCCATGTCCTTTACAGCCCATCCGGTTCGAAACTTAAAAAATGTATCCTTTACTTTTTCATTTTCGGTATCCCCTTCCAGCTCAAATTGAATGTCGTTTCCACAAAGATGAACCAGGTGTTTGATTGTTATAATCCTCTGAAACGCAAAAGCACATCTGATAACGGACTCTCTAAACCACTCTTTTGTTTCAGGGTCTTGTCTTAATCTGTCCGGATATACCAATGGGTCATTTATAGCATGTCCGGACGGCTCAAATTCCCTCAAAAAATCCATTTGAGTTATTATCTGATATGTCGGATTGTCTAAAGGCTCATTAACGGACAAGCTGCCAGATATAACCCCTACTGCTTGTTTGTATCCATTTGGCAATATTCTCCGAAACGGACGGCGTACCATAATCTGTCGTGTACTTATATTCTCCATAATCCTTTTGGTTTAGTGTGTTGTTTTCTTATATCAAAAATCTGTCTGTAAATCATAGCCTCTATAAAGTCGGGAGAATGGCCAACGTACTTTTTCATCACTTCCTTTTTAATTAAAGAGAAGCCTTTATCTGTGTCTGCATCCCGGATGGCTTTGCGTTCTTTCATCAGGATATTATAAAGTGTCATATCTGAATATCCGTTTCCTGAAAACTTACGCGACAACAAATCGGGGTTAATCGAAATTTCATCATTCTTAATCTTCTTAACGAGAATATCAGCGCATTGTGATTTCAGGGAAGAATAGATATATTTTATAGATTGTTCGTCAGCTTTTGTCGTTGGGATAGGAGCTGCCATATTATTAAACTTGACCGCGTCTGGGAATTTGCCCTTAAAATCCTGTCCAGGTCCATTCAAGTCAAAAACAAAGTCTTTCTCCAGGACTCCCCATTCACGCAACTTATATGCGACGCACTCTTCCGTCCGCTTGGAGTTATCCCGACTTACATATACGTCCTCTATATGGTTCCCAATCCAAAGCCACAAGACAAGATTATCTCCACCTTCATATGCAATATCACATGATACCCTTCGCTTATTATCTCCATATTGGGCGGAGTTGTTGAAGAACCGCTCCATGTGTTCGATTTTAAGAATATCGTCTCCAGCCGCTTTAAAATTCCAATTTCCTTCGAGGTCGCGAGCGCGGGATTCTTCATCCTGCTGGGCAAGATTAGCCGCATAATTTGAGTCAGCCTCAATCAATTTGATATTATCCTCCAAACGTGCCCGTATAAAGACGACTGACTTGACAAACATTGTTTTCTTATTAAATCCCAATTTTTTGTAAGCATCATTCCAAAGAGGGTCTATGATGGATTTACATTGTTCATATACCTCTTCTGGCGTGTCTCCCCAAAATATATTATTGGGAGAATCTCCATCCATAAAACAATATCTTTTCTTTCCATCGCGTTCTGGTATAGGATTCCCATCCTCTCCTATCCACCAATCTATAAAAACGCGCACCCAGCTATCCGGGTCCGGATTACAAGTACCCCAAAAACGGTTTTTAATACCATAAGCGTTACGGTTGCAAGTGATAAGGTATTTAAACTTGTCATAAGAACAATGGGTTATTTCGTCTATACCGATATAACAGAACTGTTTACCTTGAAAGCGCTTCTTGAAATCCTCAAAATTATCAGCAAAATAAGAAAACCACAGTTTTCCAGCGTTTTCTCCAAAATTCCAAGTCATATCCGATATAGAACGGTTATAAGTTCCAAATTGGGAGTAAATAAGATACGACGTGTTAATCATATCTCTAAGGTCATCTTTCTCGTTACGCAGAAGAACGGCATTAAAACGTGGATTTTTAATGTCTGGCAAGGATTCCATTAATAAAGTAAATGTTTTTGAACCGCCACGATTCCCTCCCATAATAACAATGTCGGCATCGGAAGCTAATGAGTTCTCCTGCCCGCCGGATTGAGCTATAACATTGAAATCATTTTTCAAATTACGCAACCTGTCTATGTATTCATAACTGAATACACCCTCCCCCTTTTTCGTATATACAATCTTGTCGTGTTCCATAAAAAAAATAAGCCGGCGTATGCAGTATAAATCCGCACACTCCGGCTTGAATCACAGCTCTATGAGTTATATATAATGCAAATATACGATTTATTATAAATTTTCTAATATTTCTCATATAAAAATACATATAAAGCATTGTATTTTAGAAAATATACTATATATTTGCAATACTAAATCATGTGATATGATAAAGATAGACGCTAAGCTGGATGAAAAACAGACCAGCGAAAAAGGGAATTTTGTAACATGTCCGGTGTGCGGGCAAAAGTTGACCGATGTAAAAATAATACACGGTAGCGTATTGTTTAGGACTGTATGCCGAAGATGTCGTAATTTTATCAGCGTCAGAATAGAAGAATAGCAATTTTACATATGCAAGCCTAAGAGCTTATTAGTGCACAAAGCACTGATAGGCTCTTTTTTTTTATAACACAAACTAAATAAACACGATGGAGAAAGAACAAATCTTATCCGAACTGACGACCAGATTAGGACAAACCAGTCTTTCGTCACAGACATTAATGAAGTACATAGAATTGAATCCGGTAGCAGAAGGGGTGGAGCCTGATGACGCTTATTATAGCAAGGCGACATCTTTTCTTCAAGGAATGCAAGGGCAGTACAATCACGATGTCGCAACACAAGTTGAGAGTTTTAAGAAAAACTACAAACCTCAACAGAGTTCTCCTGACTCAGGAGAAGGAGCAGGAGATAACGTCCTTGCCGACAAGCTAAAGGAAATGGAAAATGAGATTTTGCTTTTGAAGGAAGAGAGAGAGGTGGAGAAAAACGCCGCGTCAATCAATGACTTAAAAGTCCAGTCTATGGACTTGTTGAAATCTCAAATTGAAAACGGGGGCAAAAATATCTGTAACGATGAAATCCTGAATATCGCCATATCAGACGTGAAAATCACCAAAGATATGGAAGTGGAAGAAATTGTCAGTTGCGCCAAACGCAATTATGAAAAAAGATACAAGGCGATTTTCGGAAATGGCGCTTCCCCAAGTATCAACCAATATGCAGAAACCGGAGAAGAACAGGCAAAAAGCCGCCGTGAAGCATTCAAAGACCGGCTAAGAGCGCAAGGGAAACTTCCTCGAAAACAATAAACACATTAAAACAGACAAAGAATGAGACAATTAGGAACTTTCAACACTATCAGTCAATCCCGGTCGGGATTTGGCGGAAATTTTCCTGTTTGGTCAAGAGTAAGAGAATTATATCAGGGTGGTGGTATGATTGATGTCGCCGGAATGGGATTAAAGTCTGGTGATATTATACATGCCGGCACAATGGTAAAATTCAATGGAGCAGGCAAACAGGTAGAGGTAATTACAGCAGATGGAGTGACTGGTGTAAAGGCAGTAGTGACGCTTACTATCACTAAAAAGGCATCCGGAAACGGGGATTTGTCTATTGTGTTAGGCGGGAAAAACTATTCGGTTGCCGTAACAAGCGCATCAGAAAGTACCCCAGAACTGGTAGCTACCAAAATCGAAGGAGCAAAATCTTCTTTTGCAGAATGGGATGTAAAACGCAGTGGGGCTACTGTGACTTTCACGCAAAAAACCGCTGCCCAACTTTACGCGTACATGTTTATTCCAGGAAATACCGGAGTAACGGGAGATATTGAGGAAACTGTCAAAGGAGTTCCCGCCAGCGGAAAGCTAACCGATGTCAACGGCCTTGTATTTGAAGACGTATGTATCCCTGAAGGCTGTATCCTTGCAACATGCGCAGTTGTACGCGCAGGCAGAATTTACGCAGACAGGGTGTTCGGTGGTGGCATTCCCAAATCGGTAGAAGCACAGCTGCCTATGATTGAATTTGTGCGTGAATCTGACGAATAAAGAAAGGAGAATAATATGTACACAAGAAACAAAGAATTTTACGACATTGTAGGGAAAGGTCTTGCAGCATTGGGATATACTGGGAATAAACCGCTGGAAGCATGGATTAATGACATGTTTGCCGAAAAATACAATGCGGAACAAACGTTCTCCCAAATGGGTTTCCCGTTAAATCCTAATATTCCTCTGAATCCCACATATGAGCAGATAGAAGCAACAGTCCGTGCATACACGCTGGCTACCTATGTGGATATTGACAGTGATGGCGCAACCAAATCTACAGACGGAATGTCCCTGCAAATGGGTGGATTGCCAACCTTCAAGCATGAGATTGTACTGAGCCGCAAAATCCTAAGAGAAAAAATGATGCTGATGGATGCCATCGGCAGTACCACTCCGGAAATTGAGTCTACAATAATGGAGCTTCTGTTTAATGGAGTGGACAGCTTACTTGGTGGTAACTACAATACATTCCTATACCAACGAAATCAAGTTGTATCCAACAAAGGTAAGCTAATCATTGACGCAGCTAACAACCCGCTTGGCATTGCATTGACTATAGATTTCGGTGTGCCTAAAAAGAATATCAAGGATTCTATCTGGTATAAGAAGCCGGAAAGCGAAGCGGTGCAGGAAGAAGCTTTGGGTACTACAATAGACCCGATAAAAGTCATGAGGCAGGTAAGACGCGATTCCCAAGAAAAGGATTTTGCCCCTGCTGGTCACTGGGAATGCTCCAAGACGACCTTTGAGGATTTGATTAACCTTCCGTATTTCCGCCAAATGTACACAGTTGCGACACGCCCGGATATTTCCGATAAAGGCATGCAGTTGGCATTTGCTAATCTTGTCCCCGATGAAACAATCAAAACTTTCATTGAAACGCGTATCGGTGCTGAAATCAGAATTGTCGATTCAATATCCGTAGTGGAGAAATATGACAAATCTTCCAAAGCTATACAATACAAGAATTTGCAAAGCTTTGAAGAGGGAGTATTGGCATATGTTCCAAATGAAGACCTGGGTGATGTACAATGTGGACGTCCTATTTTCATGGAAACACCGGGTGCCCGTACGGCATTGTATGACGGCGGCCGCACTCTGATACGTCAGGTATTCAATGATGAAACCATGACGCAGGTAATCAAATCAGAAGTGACCGGATTGGTTGTTCCTAATAAGGTTCGCTGGTTCTACTACTTGAACATTAAAGGTAAATAACCATGAAGGATTCTCAAAATACAAATACTGGCACTACCATAGAGGAATATCTCCGTGGTTGTGTCGGTTTTGAAGTTACGGACAGTGCTATTTCCACCATACTGATTGACAGGGGAATTGCACCGGGGACGGATGTCAGCACGTTGGAAAAACGCCAGAAAGACTTGTGCCGGGCAGACCTTTATATGTGGTGCGCAAGTACACCGAGCGTAACTGGAAGCGTAGAGGATGCCAATGGTGTATGGAAGCACAAGGAGGGTGGTACACAAAGCTCTGCCTATGACAAACGTAACCTTCGGCAAATGGCAAATGACATATACGCATTGTATGGAGAGAACGTCCGTAAATCATCTGTCAGAATTGTCAACTTGGGTATGAACATGAATAAAAGGTATCCGCTATGAAAGTAAATAATCCACGTTTTCCGCATACATGCAAAGTGTATCGTATTTCCGGAGAAACATCTTTTGACGAAGGAAACGAGACCGTATTGTATGTAGGGAAATGCAACAAGTACGGAAGCACAAGCCTTAGGACATTTACAAAAAGTAATGTCATAAAGAGTGATTATGCAATAGACATTCCTGGACTTGTGAAGGGTATCATTGCGGGAGACCTTGTGGATGTTACCGATTACGGAGAAAGTTTTGAATCATGTGTAGTAACGGATTGTTACCCTACGGAAATGGGAACAACGCTGTATTTCAATCTGGCTAAGAATTAGGGAAATGGGAGATAATGCTAAAGTCTTGGAAGAAGGCAAAAAAAAGATGAGAAATATCATTGATGAATATTTGCTGGATAGAATAACAGAAATCGGAATCAGACTTCTGCAAGACGGAGTAGTATCAGCCAAGTACCATAATGTAACCGGAAATACTCTAACTTCATTAGCTGTTGGAATTTATTATAGAGGTAAATTATCTCGTATAATTACCGCCGTTGTGACACAAGGATTAAAAAATCCTACCCGCCCCAAGCTTAGCAGAGGAGACGGTATTGGCGTGATAATGGTCCAAAGTTATGAAAGTGGTAAGTTTATTCCCATAAAAAAATACAACTTGATTGGCACCAACGGGGAGTACGGTTTAACCACTTCTGTAAATTTCCTCAAAGCATATAAAACTCCAAATGATGGCATAGGATTAGTGATGTGTACAGGTACGGAATATTCTAACTACTTGGAGTCAAAGAAGGGGTTAAATGTACTGTCAGATACATTTGATTACGCGGAAAGCATTGCTAAAATGACCTTTAAACCAATGAAATGATATGGGGTACGAACAGGATTTTAAATACAAAGACGCGCTTAAATCATTGTTTGACGCAGCAAAGACGGTAAGTGAGAATGTGTTCACAAATGACCGTCCCGCTGCTGTGCCTAAGCAAATGGATAATTTCATTGTGGTGTCATTGCCCGGCTTGTTGTCTTCCATGACCTATGGCAGCGGATTTGGAAATATCCGTACCTATTGCACCATTGAAGTGTATGTCAGACAGAAAAAGGGAAGTGCGGAAGACTTGGAACAAATGGACACTATTGTAGGAGATATTCTTTCCCTATTCCCTATCAGCGACAATTTCATAAGTGCCTCAAACCCCAAATTGACCTTGAAAGGAAATGACGGATTAGGGTTCAGCGCAACATTGATAAGGACTGACCTTGTGATAAAATAAACATAAAATAAAACGATTAAAACTATTTATTATGGCAATGAAAACAAAGCAGGAATTGAAAGATGTATTTAGCGGTCTTTCATCCATTATGTTGGTAAAGGGTGGCATTGCAAATTTTGCCACGGTAACTCCGGATTTTGATTTGCCCGTTACCGTAGATACCCTTTCCTTGTCCCAAGCAGAACCGACATTAAACCGTACAAAGGTGCACGGTCTGCAAGCGGATTGGGCTGTCACCAGTACAGCAGGAGATATTACTTTCGCTGCTACCGTTCCAAGTGTAAGCAAGGAATTGGTAGAATATTTTCTTGGGAAAACCACTGAAATAGCGCAAGCGACTATCAACAACCAGCAATTCAAGGGATTCTCTACTGTGCTAAACAGCAAGAAACTGAACGTAGGATTTGCGCTTATAAGTGACGACGGAGAAAAATGTCTGCTTGTAAAAAGAATGGCCGTTTACGCACGCCCCTTGTTTGAGAATGCGTCCACTACCCCATTCGCTTTTGCGCTTAGCGGAACTATTGAACTTGAAGATGGCGCTTCGTCCGGCTCCTCTTCCGAAGATAATATCGCTTTCTTGACAAAAAAAGCCGACTGACCGTAGCTCCAGCGTCCCTGTCTTTTACCAGCGCGGCAGATAATACAGGGAAAACCATTACCGCAACAACCAAGGAAAGCTCTGTCTCTGCTTCATCAACGGAAACATGGTGCAAAACCTCGGTTAGTGGGAAAGTGGTGACGGTCAAAGTCGACGAGAATAGCGGAGCAAAAAGAACTGCTACAGTCAGCGTATTCACCGCCAATGAGTTCAGTGCGGTGGAAGTTACCCAGGACGGTTCTTTGATTTAAAAATATGGCGGTGTGCGTTATTGCCGCCGCCTTCTCCTTTTTCACACATCACAATAACACAGCATGAACGATAAAACAATAAACCAACCTACCACAGCAGAGCAGAAAACGCTTGACGACGTGCTGGAGAACAGCATAGATTATATTACGATAAGAGGAAAAAAGTTCGGTATAAAATGGCTGCACCGTGGAACAATACGAAAGTTAACCCATGTCTTGCATTCCTGCAAAAGCGAGGATGAAGTTACTGCCAAATGTGCCTCTCTCATTATTCTGAATAATTGGTGGAAGATAAGACTTTTCCATTGGATATACTGGCGTATGCTATGGAAAAAATACACAGATGACGAATTGTACGGAATACTTTTTATAGGTAAAAAAAAAGTGGAATCTCAGAGACTGGAATACTTGAATGCTTTCACATTACTGACCGGAATGAGAGACACGATAATGACGATGACGAGAAAGGAAGCAGAACGTATCCTTCAAGAACTTCGGCAGGAGCAGCATTTGCAAACGGAGAAAAACATCCGGAACTGACACGACCGTTAATTCTTCTTTGGGGAATGATTAATATCCCTAATTGGTATATGGACTGGGTATTGACCTGTGCTCAATACGAACTTTTTATGTGTGACGCCCCGATTGTAGTGTATGACAAAGCAGACGCAGAACAAAAAACGCACACAGCCAAAGAAATGGAAGATTTAAAAAGGAAGTGGGAAGAAAAGAGAAAAGAGCAGGAAATGAAAGGACAAAGAATTTCCCTCAATGATTTTATGGTAAACGGCATTAACGCTATCAAAAAGGCGCAAAACAATAATTAACATGGCAGACTTAGGTTCACTCAATTTCAGCGTTCACTTGAAAGACTGCACAGAGCAGGATTATGAACAGATAAAAAAGAAACTCGTTGAAAAGCAAGTCAAACTTAACACTAAATTGGGAGTTAAGGTAGACAGACAAATTATTAGAGAGTCGATAGATAATGCACTTAAAAGTAAGATATTCAAAGTCAATGTAGGGGTCAATAAAATTAACGTTCCCTCCGAAGTTAAAGCAAAACTGAAAATAGACGATGCTTCTCTTAGAGATAGTATATCCAGTGCTGTAAATAAGAAAAAATACAAAATAAACATAGTCGTAGATAAGGCTAAAGTCAGTGATGCCGTCAAACAGGCATTACAAAAAGCTGGATATAAATATAACACAACAGCGAGCGATGTAAGACAGCAACGCATTCTTGATATTCAGGCAAAAATGGCAGAAAGGGCAGCGCTCGCCGAACAAAGACTCACCAATGCTCGGATGCAGGCTGCAAGAGCTTCCGGCACACACAATGCCGCCATGACAAAGGAAAACACGGCTCTATCTTCTCAATCACGGATAGCCAGGGAATTGAAAAATCAAATCGCCAATGTGTATTCCATATACACCTTAGAGCGTTTTGTAAGGGGATTATATACTATTGGCGGAGAGTTTCAGAAACAACACATTGCCCTTACCTCCATTCTTGGAGACGGTATGAAAGCGGAAACCATATTCAACCGCATTAAGGATTTAGCGGTTGTCTCTCCGTTTCAGTTTAAAGAACTGGCTTCATACACCAAGCAACTTTCCGCATACAGCATTCCGTATGAAGAGCTTTACGATACGACCAAACGACTTGCCGACATTTCCGCAGGTGTGGGTGTCGATATGGGACGTATCATATTGGCGTACGGGCAGGTGCGCAGTGCAGCTTTTCTCCGTGGGCAGGAATTGAGGCAGTTTACCGAGGCTGGTATTCCGTTGGTGGACGAGTTGGCGAAACGGTTTACCATCCTTGAAAATAAAGTTGTCAGTGCTGGAGATGTATTCGATAAAATCAGCCGGAAAGAGGTCAGCTTCGGCATGGTGAAAGATGTTCTTTGGGAGCTGACCGATGAAGGCGGCAAATTCTACAACATGCAGGAAGCCCTTGCGGAAAGCCTTGCTGGCAAATGGAGCAACTTGCAGGACGCTTGGGATGTTATGATGGCTGACATTGCGGAAAGCAATAGCGGCGTGCTTTCGGATAGTTTGGACTTGCTTACCAAGCTGATGAACCATTGGGAAGACTTCGCCAAAGTATTCATTCCAATAATCACCTCATATGGTACTTATAAAACAGTGGCTCTATTAGCATCTTCGGTAAACCTCAAACTAATAAAAACCTTCATATCATTAACTGCAAGTGTTAGAAGCCTAAAAGATGCTATTGCACTACTTGGATTAGTGACAAAGGCTAACCCATTAGGTTTATTATTAGGAGCTTTATCCGGAATTATAGCGCTGTTTTATGCGTTCAGAGAAGAAACAAAAACAACAACAGAGGTTATTACAGATTTAAATAAGGCTATTTCCGATACGAACGACAAAATGCAAGGGAATAAAGCCGTTGACAGCCTTATTGACCGATACGAGACCCTTAGCAAAAAAGCCAATAAAAGTACAGAAGAAAGTCGAGAATTAGGGCGAATTACAAAAAATCTCGCCAATACATTCAAAGATGCAGTTACTCAAACAGATAAATACGGAGTAGCAATATCTCTTTCTGTTGAGAAGATGCGAAAATTATCACAAGAACAAAAAGATTTATATAAGAAACAGTTTATCGGAACAATGGCAAACGCTCAAATACAAAAGCAAAGCATTGATTCCGAAAGGGAAAAACTTGCCAGCATTATCAGGGAAGGGGGATATAGAAGATTTGATGAGAACGGAAAAGAGTTGTCTTTCGCAAAATACAAGCCGGAAGACATCACTAAAGCAAGAAACAGACTATTGGAACTGGAGAAGCAAAGCTTGGACTTAGCCAACATTATAGACGCAGCCAGACAATCTTATCATTCCATGAGCCAAATTAATATAAGTAAGCCTTTGGCTGATTGGGAAAAAGAAGCAAACAGACTTGCTGGCGACATGGATGTCTTAAAGCCCAAAGAAGGAGATTCTTACGAAAAATACATGGAGATGCTTTCCGGTAATATCAGTGATTTAGAGAAAAAAACAAAGGCGTTTGCATCCGGAAATAAATATTCAGAAAAACAACTGGCATCCTACAATAAGGAACTTGAAGTTACCAGGACAATATATAAGGCTTTAGGGGGATTAGAAAAATCTTCTGGAAACACGAAAGACCCTATTGCCGAACAATGGAAAGCCCGTACCGACCTCATAGACAAAGCCGTTTCCAGCTATGAGAAATGGAGAAATATAGAAGGAGAAGAAGCCGCATCCCAAAGAGTGAAGGGCATTTCTGAATTTGCCCCTATCTTTGATAAGAGCGGGGTCAATTTGGACTTAAAAGACCCAAGCAAGGCTTACAAATACATTCAAGGGCAGTTAGACCGAAGCAAAGAGAAGCAAGAAGATTTATACATTTCTCTTGGTATCAAGATTGACAAGGCGGGAATTGACAGTGCGAAGAAAGAAGTTGATGATGCCTTAAAGGAGATAGAAAAGTACGTTTCCCAAATTGGAGAAAAGTGGGATTTATATAAGAAGCTATTCAATGCTTCCGGCAACAAATCTCTTTCCATGAACATCGCTTTCGGCGGAGAGGTCTCATTCAAAAGTGTAGTAGATGATTTGCGCAACCAACTTTCCAAAGCGCTTGAAAATACGGGAAGTAAATTCTCCGTTACAGATGTCCTTGCCATGAAAGAGGATGATGTAAAGAAGCAGTTTGGGGAAGGAGTAATTCTGAAACTATACCAATCAATCAACGAGGAAAGTAAGAAAATGCGTTCAGAAAGTCTTGAAAACCTTTTAGGCATGATTGAGGATTATAAAGATTATGCCCAAAAGATAAAGGATATTGAGCGTAATCTTCAAAAGGACTTGGCAGATATTGAAAGCCAAAGAGGTCAATTAGGCGAAGAAGCGACCGACAGGCTTATAGCACAAAGGAAAAAGAAAGCGAGCGAAGATGCTGCATCAACCAAATTTGAACAATTCAAGAGTTCGGAAGACTGGGCTAAGACCTTTGACGACCTTGACAGACTTTCTTCTGCAACTCTTAGCAGGCTAATCAAGAACCTGGAAGAGTTTAAAAATACGACCGGGCAAAGTCTAAAAGTCAACGAGTTTAAAGAGCTTGTCAATGTATTAAAAAAGCTACGTGACGAAAGTGAAAGCAGAAACCCTTTCAAGACATTATCAGACGGAATAAAAGAGTATGCGGAAGCCACTGAAAAACTGAAAAAGGCTCAAAAAGAACTTGGGTTTATCCAGGATGGCGGTGAAGTTACTACTGGTGTTTCTGAAACGAGCCATACGGAAACCAAGAAAACGGATGGCGGCTTATCTTATCAGGCTAAAGTCGTCGATAAATTAACTCCAAAATTAAAAACGTTGGCAGATGCGGAAAAAGAAGTAACAGATGCGCAGGATGAACAAAATGAGGCTTCCGATAAAGTTCAAGTAGGCTTTGGAGATATTGTCGACATGGCTAATCTTCTTATCGGCACTTTGGGAGATTTAGGGTCAGCATTTGATGCCTTAGGGAATGATAGTATGGGAGACACTCTAAGCGCTGTACAAGAAGTTGCGGGTGGATTATTGAATACAGCTCAAAGCGGAGCTACCCTTTTCGCTGGTATATCTTCCGGCAATCCGATGGCTATCATGCAAGGGGCTACAGGTGTAGTCAGCGGTATTACCGGAATAATAGGAAGCATAGCCAAAGCCCATGACAAGAAGCTGGATAAAGCAATCCAACGTTCGCAACTGGAAGTGAAAAAGCTTTCCAACGACTATAAGAACCTTCAATCTGTCATAGAACGGCAATTGGGTGCTGTTACCCAAAGTCAATCCAAAGAGATGATTGCAAATCTTCAAAAGCAACAAGAAGAGGTGCAAAAGCAAATGAAGGCGGAACAAGACAAGAAAGATTCGGATGCTTCTAAAATAGAGGACTACAAGCAGCAGTATATCGAGTTAGGCGAGCAAATCAAGTATTTCTATGAAGATTTGGCAAGCGAACAATTCGGTATAGACTTAAAGGGATGGTCAGACCAAATATCAGAAGCGTTAGTCAATGCGTTCGCCAACGGAGAAGATGCAGCAAAGGCTTTTGATGATACGGTGGCTGATATAATGCGCAATGTCATAAAGGAGATGATTTCTCTGAATGTCATAAAACCTGCCATGAATAAGCTAAGAGATTATCTGTTTGGAGATAAAGGTATATTTACAGACAGTTCCGCTGGGGGTACAAATCTGACGGAACAAGAGGCTACCGGACTAATGCAGCAACTTGGAAGCCTTCGAGGGACAATATCAGACTCAAAGAAAATATGGGATTATCTAAATGCTGCTGCAAAAAAAATGGGAATAAGCCTTGAAGAGACAAGCGCTTCAAACACTCTTTCCAAAGGGATACAAGAAAACATTACAGAAGAAACCGCCAATATTTTAGCTTCTTACATAAACGGTATTCGTGCAGATGTAAGTGTAAAACGCGCTTTGCTTGAAAAGTGGGGAAACGAGATTCTTCCGAAATATAATGTTATAGCCGAACAACAACTTACTCTATTGAGGGCGATAGCCAATAATACGTTAAGAAGTGCCCAAAATACCGAAGCAAACGTTGCTTTAGTACAAGAAGTTAGAGATATGCTAAATATAGTGATAGACAGAGGTAGTAGAAAAATTATAATATAAGATATTATGGACGAAAAGGATTTAAGCAGAACATTACTAAACCAAGCAATCACACTTGGTTTATGCCAGCCGTGGCAACAAGCATGGGGAACTCCCGACCAACAAGAATTGATTGATAAGTATTTGCATGGGATTGATTTTGCCATTAAGCACAATTACCCCACCAACACTTTCATAAAAGAACACTTCGACAAAGACCTTCTCCACAAGAATAATATTTTTGTGGATGAAGATGTGCAGAAACGCAACATGTCACAAATTTCTGTTTTGAACGGAAATTGTAAAGGTACTCTCCTATTTGATGGCTTTTCTGTATGTGATATTTACGTGCGCCATGACAGCGAAGTAACCATTGACTGTTCACAGTATTGCAAGGTATTCATTAACGTGTACGACCGGGCAAAAGTAAATGTTATCCAAAAGGATATAGCATCGGTATATGTTTACATTCATGGAGAAGATTGTATTGTGGAAACCGATGGGGATGTCATGCAAAGAAAAAGCCAGGCTTAATGTCTGGCTCTATTGTATAATTCTTTTTGTATTGGCTGAAATGAAACAGCAAGAGTTACTAACGATTCTTCCCTCTCCAATAATTTCACGCAAGGAAGAGTGCTTGACTGCGCTTCTCAACGTCCATCCCAGTCTATCGCCTTTAGACTTTATACGATGTGGATACTTTGAAGAGCACTTTGCTTTCTTGCTTTCCATTACACTCCCCATATTGTTTTGATATTGAATTTATCTGTTCCCTTTTTTATCCTTCTGCTTACAAGCTTGCAAGCCACTTCTTGCCCGATTTGGTGTGAGACCAAACAACTAATGTAACACTCACAATAGCCGTTATTAAAAATATTGCCGTTAGCGTATCCATATTATATTCATTTTAAAATCCTATTAGCAAAGTTAGCAAACATATATGTAGATATAGTTCCTAATGTAATAGTACTCCAGTTTATTCCGTTTGTCACATTGGTAAACAAAGGAGTTATACCTCCTAAAACAAGTGCCGCAAATATTAGTTTAGATAAATCAAAGAAATATCCTGCAAGTTTTTCACGTCTTACCTTATCCTTTTCCTTGCCCTCTTTCTTTACTTCTTGTCTTTCGCTCCAATTACCCATTTGTATTATATTAATGCACAAATATAGAAAGAACGAACGAAAGAACAAACAAATAAACAAATAAATATCCGATAAATCAGCTTTTTAACAAATCCGATTAATTATAATTCATATGCCACAAAACAAGAAAAGCGGAGAAACTCCGCTTGACTTGATGATTGCTTTAAAATTGGCTTATCGTTTTTCAGCCTTAATATCCATGCTCTCCCCATCCATTGACATGGTAAGTTCGGCGTCATCACCCGATAAGGATTTCACTGTATATCTAATATATTCTTTGCCGCCCAAATAGATTCGGGGCTTTGTAAATTGATAAAACTTCTTTTTAGAACAATACAATATTAAAGGTCATCTTTTCCTATATACATTATAGATGTAGTTCGTAGCCCTACAGTAACCATTGCTAAATATTCCGCATCCTCATACTTTAAAGCATCCATATATAACATTTGACCCCCTTGCTCTGAGAAGAAAACATACCGGTCTGCAAGGTGTTTTCCCAACTCTGAAGCAAATGAAGATTTCAATGTTACAGCTCCTAAATATGCTTTATTATTATCATAAGCTATTTGAATTTTATCCTCTATTCCCAATCCTTTATAAACTGATGTCCCTTGTTGATTTGTAGACAATGGTTTGCCAAAAACTTTTTCTATATTTTCCCTACTCATGCCAAGAAAATCCTTTAAATCTAAATATAAAGTATGCAAAGGTTCTACTGTTACAGATAGTTTAAAAGATGTACCATTAGAATTTGCCATTGTTTCAAATTCTCCAACATGTTCTCCTTTAATTTTATTTCCATCTAATAAAGAGAAAATAAAATCATTAGAATTTTGGAGTTGTACATTTGGACAATCTAAAGTATATATCTCCCCCGTTTTAATAACAACAGATTGGTCCTGTAACTTTTCATCATCATCCGAACACGCACTAAAAACAAGCATTGGCAGCATTGCCAGTAAAAATAAAATCTTTTTCATTTTCTTATCAAATTAATTATTATCTTTAGGGACATTGAATATATTAAAATGAATAACCTACCGCTATTGACAATTGCGAATAATCAGCGTTTTCGATAAGCGCCCAATCCCTCTTTTGATATTTATACCCAAGTTCTACAAAAATATTTCCACTCATAACCGGAAAATCAACACCAAACGCAGGCTTAATCATAAAGCCTAAATCATTTTTATCTGCATAGTCTGAGCAAGGGATAAAAAATGTGTATCCTAAATCAAGAGACATATATGGAGATATACCTTCCCGGATAAAGTTAAACTTTCCATTCACAAATAATGGAACGTATAATGCGGTCTCTTTATAATCCTTATAATACTTATCCATAGTCGAGTTTAATCCAGCTTTCTCATACAAATGTTTACACCAAGATACACCCGTACCTACTCCCAACCTAAAGCTTTCATTAAACCTATATCCAGCAAGAAATTCTGCACCAAAAGACTGGTTTTTGTCATCATCAATACCTAAATCATATACAACCTTGATTTGCGGTTCAAACTTACTTTGTGCAAAGCACATAGCAGTTGTTAAAACGGCAACTAATATAAATAAAATCTTTTTCATTGTTATATATTATTTTTGTTCCATCTCAATTTCAATATATGTGTTATCCCATTTACATGCTTTTTGGGTTCCTAAATCAATTCCCCATGCAATCACATTCAAAAGATTTATACAAGAAATAGGATTAAATCTTGCTTCCAGTAAAAACGGCGTTGATTTATAACCCTCTTTTTTAGCAATTAATTCTTTCGAGGATAACTTTTTTCTTATTCGCGCGGTTGCTTCACCGCTTTCGTCAATTGTTGCAATTTTTCTGCCATTATCATAAATTTTAGTGCCCTCCATCCCTGAAAACGTAATTGTTTGCTTTGCAGGTGTAAAAATTGAAGCACAAGAACTCATAGAAAAAACAACAATTAGACTCAATAAAACTTTTTTCATAATAGCATTGAATATGTTAATTAATGTGCGGCAAAGTTAACAACTTTGTATTGGAGAGCAATATATTATATACAGTTTTTTCACCTTTTTTGTTATATGTTATAAAGCATGTTTGGATATTACTATGCTCCCCTTTTGGATGTATGGTTTATTTTCTATATATTCGCATAATAACTTAGAAAATAAACGAAATTAATTGATTTTCTTATAAGGAGTTTGCTACTTCAAGGATTATGTATATCTTTGTGGTGCCAAACAATAGTAAAGTATTCTTTCTCCGTAGAGCACGGTTATCGCTCACTATATTTAGTTGGGCTTTTTTTATGCCCAACTGCCTGTATAAAAAATACACGGCTGTCTTTCCTGCGTAATATTCCCTCTTCGGAGAAAATCTTACTATTGTTTGGCGACACGGGAAATGACAGCCGTTTGTCTGTCTATAATTACAACGCCAAACAATAGTAAGTATGGAAAACTTAATTCCAAATCAGAAAGGTATGACCTCTCTTGAAATTGCAGAGGTTACGAGTAAACAACATGCCCATGTAATGCGCGACATTCGCAGCCTATTATCGCAAGGTGTATCCGCATCCAATTTTGGATTGGGGTCATACACAGACGCTAACGGTCAAAAAAGACCTCTTTTTAATCTCACTCCTAAAGGCTGTCTTATTCTTGCATCAGGTTATGATGCGGTTCTGCGTGAAAGAATAATCAACCGTTTAGAATACCTCGAAAATGAGAAAAAAGTTATCAAGACTCCACAAACTTATCTTGAGGCATTGGAAGCGTTAGTAGCTTCTGAAAAGGAAAAGGAACAACTCCGTATTGAAACAGAGCAGCAACAAAAGCAAATCGAGCAGAAAGATGCAAAGATTACCAAACTCCAGCCTAAAGCCGACTTCGCCGAAGCTGCCTTCAAAGCAGAGGGCAAAGTAGACATAGGTCAAGCCGCAAAGATACTCAATCTCGGTTTTGGGAGAAACACCCTTTTCGGAAAGCTAAGGGATGCGGGTATATTCTTCAAAGACAGGAACGAGCCGAAACAAAAGTATATTGACGCAGGCTACTTTGAAATGACGCTGTTGCCGCCAATACGCAGAGACAACCACCCAGACATATTATGCCAAAAGGTGTTTTGCAAACCCAAAGGACTTGCTTATATCAACCATCTATTTGGCGGAAAGCCTTCTGACAGAAAGATTTCGCCTATAAAATAGTATAGCACAACAACACATATTTGCGTAGTATTTAGTAAATTTGCAGAAAACGAGTAGGTTATGGAACGGATTAAATTAACAAAGGAAGAGAAACAAGCATTTCGGATTGTTGCAGAGTTTGGCGGAAAATGCCCGGCAACATACCCGAAGCATGTATTTACTGCTTCCATCCGTTCCATTGAGAGGAAAGGATTGGTGAAAGCCAATTATGTAATTGGCGGTTATGTATGGAGTGCCAAACTCACCGAAGAGGGCAAGCACTATCTTGCCGTTAACCCCAACTTGCACAATCCTATCAATTGGAATTTAATACTTGCCATTGTAGGCGTCTTTATATCTATCATAGCCTTATTCGTTAGCTGCATGAAAAAATACTAATCACGCTATTTTAATCATCCGGCAGTCGGTTCCAATGCCCGACAGCCACAACTATATCCAAAACGAAAATGGAAGAATTAAGAAATACTGAATGAAGTAATACTCGATATACAGCAGGAGAAGCTGGAAATAATGGCGCTTCTTGCCCCTATGTCTATATCAAAATACAACCCAAGCGCCTCTAAGTCAGATTTCGACCTTAGAAGCCTTAATAAGGAAATATTGCCACGTAAACAAGCATAGATGCACGTTGAGGTTTCGACCAACGTTCGCGTTATGATACCCCGCCAGTAATACGGCTGGCGGGCAGATGGCAGAAATAACGACTAAAACAAATATTCATCATGGAAGAAAAGATATATAACTTGCAGAAAGAGAACAAGCTCCTCAAACTTCAATTATTACACTTATCCGAAGATATTGAACTGATGTACGAAAGGATGGAAGAACTTGAAAAGAAGCTCAAAGAGAAGCGGGTAAAGAACCCCTACATGAAAATCGTATCACCCGAAAGGTAGTATTTATTGCAAATATAATGTAAGCCGGATAACTATATCAATTTTCTAACCTTTTACTTGATTATTTAGAAAATACACCATATATTTGCAGTATTGATATAACAAGCCAAAGAGCTGATTAACGGGCATGCCGTTGATTGGCTCTTTTTGTTTTTACAACACAAACTCAAAATAACACATGGCAAAGCCTTACAGTATCTATTTTCAGAAAAGTAAGCTGGGGAGTCCTGTTATTGACACCAAATCCCAATGGGGGATTGTGTGCAAGGACTTCCCTTTTACTGTATATGGAGATATTAAGGATTTGCCCAAAAGGGACTGGATAGACCAAGACGGAGAAGACACCTTTTTCCCCGAAGAACTCTACGTGCAAGCCTATGATATAGAAGTAGAGTTCGCCTATAAAGGTGATATGGGAACAGCCAATGAAAAAATTGTCGCCTTCCTGGACTATCTGATAGGGAAAGACGGTTACGGAACAGAATTAAAGGTTTATGACACCTATACCCAAATAGGCAGGCAGGGGGTTTATTTTAAATCTATAAAACCCGACCTTTTTGTCCGCAAGACAGATGAGGGGGATGTCGTAACTTTCAACATTACATTTCGGGTAACCGACCCCAAAACACAAATTATTCTTACGGCATAATGGGACGGTTTATAATATACAGCAAAGACGGGCGGATGCAACGATGTGTCGCTAACAAGTTAGAGTATAACGGAGAGTTCATGGGAGCTTGTTCCGTTAACATTACCGTTACGTCCCCCACTCCGATTGATTTTACAGTCGGGGACTATCTGATATATCGCGGAGAAAGATTTGAAATAAACTACGACCCTACTGAATTGAAGCAAGCCTCCAAAAATACATACGGAGAGGCTTTCAAATATGAGAACGTAGTTTTCAACTCTCTTGCAGATGAACTGACAAGATGCGAATTCCTGGACTATGTAAAAGAGGATAACTTAATTCACTACTCTTCCCTACCTACATTCAGTTTTTACGCTGAAAGCATAAATGCTCTCGCAGAAAGAATACAGGTGAACCTTGACCGTATCTATAAAGGAGAGCAAAAATGGACGGTTACAGTACATCCCGAATATGTTAATGAGGCTAACAAATCCATATCAATAAGCAGTATAAACGTTTGGGACGCACTCGCTTTGGTAAATAGCGAGTTTAAGGCAAATTTTATCATAAGAGGACGAACGATAACAATAGGCACTGCCGGAATTGCAGTAGGAAACATGTTCGGGTATGGAAAGGGAAAAGGGCTGTACTCCATACAAAAAACCGCGGACTCGTCACAGAAGATAATTACCCGCCTAAGAGCATATGGTGGTACCAAAAACTTACCGTACAACTATTATACAACATATGGAAGTCCTATTGTCGAAGCTCCCATCGAGGATGTATCTTACGGATATGACCCTAATACACATTTGATAGACGGCGCTGTTGTGACTCTTCCTTTTTATATGAAATTCCTATCCGACACAGCATTGTATGATGTGACAATCAATGGGCATTCTTATAAAATAAGAAGAGGTAGCTTTCTTGGGAAATGCTACGTTTTGTTGAATAGTGAAGCCGACAAGGACAACGTCCGCATAGGCGCAAAGATGCGGATAGAAAAAGGTATTGAGACGGACAATGTTCCAAGAAAGTACAAAAGACCTTCTGGAGCATTAGTACCCAATAATATGGCTGTTAAAAACTTGATGCTTCCTGATTTTCCGGAAAAGACACTTGACCCATACCTTGATAGTAAAAACATAGATATTATCGGAGTTCGGGAAGGTTCGGTTTTCTTTGACGGGAGCGATACTTCTTTACCGGAAATATATCCGTCTATGGAAGGAATGACAGCACAGCAGTTGAAAGACGCGGGAATAATCGTAAATGCTACCGGAGCGTTGGATGAAATCGCTTCCGATTCAGTGAATAAGGATAATACGCCAATCGCGGATGATGGTTACTTTGAAGAAGGGGAAACCATCCCACCGTTCAAAATATATCTCAAAGACATTGGATTTGACATAAACGATTATCTAACAGGGGAAACCGCCACCATATCCATGAAAAGCGGAATGTGTGGTGGGCGTGAATTTGAAATACTTGGAGATGCAGACAAGCCCGTAAAACAAGGTGACATGTGGGTCTTGACATGCAACAGAGTCTATGATAAAGGGCTGAATCTTTATTTCCCATATAAGTATTTTACTATCAAAGCCGGAGATAAATTTGTGCTTTTGGGTATTGATATGCCGGATGTGTATATAAAAGCCGCTTCCCAAAGATTGCTAACAGCTTCCAAAGAATATCTTGCAAAAAATGATTATGTAAGATATACTTACGAGCCTAAAGTAGACGAAATATTTATGGCGCGTCACCCGGAACTGCATGACAGTATAAAGGAAGGTGATTTAATGTTATTCGAGGATGAAGACTTAAACATCAACGGGAGCATTATTATTGACAGCCTTACAATAAAGGAAGGAGACGCTCTCATCCCAACGTATGATATTACCCTTCGCAATGACAAAGCGGTAGGAACTTTAGAAAAGATACAGAATCAGATAGACTCAATTGTAGGCGGGCAAGGCGGTGGAGGATTAACTACCCAACAAGTGGAATCAATCATTAAAGCCTTTGGAGAAAAGCTGTTTTTGAATAAAACCAAACCTGACCAAACCAGCTATTTAATAAAGTTCTTAGGCGGATTATTTTCAGACTACATCCAGTCCATGAATTTTTCTTCCGGTGCTCTCGGTGAAGGCTTTGTCATTAAAGTAGACAGCAAGACGGGTAAATCCTACATTGAAGTGGACGAACTCTTTGTGCGTATCAAGGCGATGTTCTCCGAACTGGAGATAAAGAAACTCTCTTATGCAGGCGGAAACTACATGTTTACTGCCGCCGGAATGAAATGCGGCAAAGTAGAAGAACATGGAGGTTTTTGGCGATGCTATCTGTTGGTTGATGATAAAGAAACAGCCGTTGAAAACCCGTTCAAGGAAGGAGACCAAATACGTTTCCAGGAGTTCAATATCAAACCGGGTGTCTATGAGAATGTATCCAACCGTTACTATTGGCGCTTATGTGTCGGTGTTGGCGAGGATTATATAGACCTTAGCAAAACGGACTGTGACGCAAACAGCGACATACCGCAGGAAGGCGATAGCCTTGTACAACTCGGCAACAGAACAGACAAGAAGCGTCAGAACGCAATCACCTTGTCCGTGTATGGCGATGATGCACCGAGTATCCACCAGTATGCCGGGATAGATTCCTATTCTTTAGCAGGCAAGGAAGTGACGGTTATCAGTCCGCAAGGCAACAAGTTCATGGGAGACTTTATCTTGAAAACGGGAATAAACATTATGACCCAGTTCAAGATATTGGAAGATTTGATTTACTCTGAAATCTCCAAAGTGCTTGACGAGGTGCAGGCAAAGGATAATTATCTGTATAACGCATCATTTGCAAGCAATACGAACGGTTGGGAGACAAAGAACGATGTTCGTTTCTTTACTGTGAACGGAAAGTTCTTATTGGTTAACGACAAGTTCTATTCCCGCAAGGATGCTATGGCTGCCATTATCAGAGACGGAGATAGAAACGTGCTTCGTATCCTTTCTTCCGGAATTAAACAGTCAAATGCGGATTTAGCCAATAAACCGACCTATGAGGAAGGGGAAGAACCGAAGAAGTTCTTTATCTCTTTCCGGTACAGGGTAGCTACAGCCGGAACGCTGACAATAGGATTTCCCGGTCAGAACCTGCATTTCACCGAACGTCTTGAACCGGGCGAGGAATACGCAATGAAAGAGTATTCCGGCACATGGGACGGAACGGGCGATTTTGAGTTGAAGTTTACGGGGGATATATACATACATTCGCTGGCATTGACCAATAATGCCTACGAGGATATGATAACAAAGTTCGAGACCCAGCTAAGCCAAACCAATGAAAAGATTGAAGCTGTGGCAAAAAGAACATCCAATCTTGAAAGCAAGAGCGCAGGATGGTTAACCACTGCGGATGGGGTCAAGATTTGGGCTGCTGCGGAGTTTGAAAATGGAGTAAAAGCTTCATCCTTGTTTAATGTGTCGGCGGAAAGTATAACGTTAAAATCGCAACATGTTAAGTTGGAAGGCATAATTACCGCCAATGGAAATATCAAGATACACGAAGATGGCTCTATCGAATGCCATAACGGCTCTTTTACGGGAGATATAACAGCAGATAGCGGATATATCGGTGCATTCAAGATAACCGACAGAGGACTTGAAAACGAAAAGGAAAATCCGACCGCGACATTGAGGATAGGCAAGGATGGCGGGAAATTTTTTGAAGTGAATGTCTCTTCCGGGGCAATGTGCGGTATTCGTGGAGATGGGATTACGGCACTTAGTCTGAGTGCCTACGGTGACCATTCAATCGGTGTAAGAGTAATGGCTCAGGCTGGATATGATACTTGTGCGATAGAAGCATTGGGCAATGTAGAATTAAATGCCAGGAGCGGTGAATCGGTAAGAATAAACAGATTGCAGGCTTCCGGATTTGCTGCGGGCGTCCGCAATTTAGGCAGCAGTATAATTTCTGCCCCACCGAGCTATACGGTCAGTGATACCGATGACATTATCATATATGGAGGACCGGATATAAGTTTTGACCCTACTCTATTTCTTCCAAGTTCGGCTGTTACGGGTCGGATTGTATATTTGAAGAACCAGTTGAACCGGAATGTTTGGGTAAAAGGAAACCTAATGAATTCCAATAACAGAGGCACAACGAACGCTTCTTCAATCAATCAAATATCCTGCTTTTTCGTTTTTGACGGCAGTTATTGGATTCATTTTTACTGTGGATAATACTAAATAATTATAGCTCATGAAAAAGATAAATTTTAAACAATTACTGATTGCTACGGACATTACCCGCAAGCATTGTGAAAATATAGATTGTAGAGAAAATTTTGCGAATGTATTATACCGGAACGGTAACGGTATCGCATCGCATGCACTCGCTTTGAAGATATACAACTCCAATGAAGAGACAGAGTATAGTGATGAAGAAGTATCCTTGATACAAGAGCATGCAAATACTTTTTGCAAACCCTTCTTTATTGACGCGCTCAATCGTGCTATCAACAATCAACCGGAAGAAGCAACCGATAAACAGGAATAATTATGGCTTGGACAGAACAGGATTATCAGGAAATAGTTGCCCGCCTTATGGCTAGCTCCATAGGGGTTAATGAAGTACCGAATGCGGACAAAGCGGATGATGTAACGTCATTGCCTGCATTTAAACCTTCTGGAAGCAACAGTGAAGCTTCTGTGGTCAATTACCCTTTAGAATTTTTGAAAGGAGAACAAGGCGAGCCAGGTATACAAGGAGAACCTGGGAAGTCATTTAAGGTAGCCGGCGAATACGCCACCCTTGAAGCCTTGAAATCTGCTGTTCCCGATGGTTCGGCAGTTGACGGGTTCATGGCTGTAGGTACGGAAGCCCCTTATGATTACTACGCATGGGTGAACGGTGAATGGGTAAGCCAGGGGAAGATAGGCGGCATAGAAGAAGCGCCAACTGACGGCAAGGCATACGGTCGTAAGAATGGGGATTGGGCGGAAGTTTCTGATAAGAAATATGTCGATGACAGCATTTCAAGCGCTCGTAGTGTTGGCTACATGATGCAGTTTACAGAGATTGACGCCTCCGGGTTGGATGAAAATACGTGGTATCCGGTTATTATTAAATTAGATACTCTGAATTTCTACAGGATAGAAGTTCATGCGACACTTGGTATGACTGGTTCCCCGTCATGGGCTGAACATGATGAAGGTTTTGTTACTCACAAAATTTGGGAAGTTAATGCTGAAGGATATGGAACTGCTCAAATAGTTCGTAATATTTTTATATCTACTTATAGATTTGCTAATATAGACCCTGTAAGAGGTATAGGTCAATTAACTCGAAATAGTTTTGAATATGTTTATGTACGAGGTGGTGGTAAATATCAGTTTTACACTTCTCATAAATTTAATATTCAATTGATAACAAGCAGGCTTGAAGTTGGAAATGAAGAAGTTATAGAACCAACAACTGAAACCCCTGCGGAAATAGTGGCGAATATAGCAACGAAGAAGTATGCGGATAATATCAATTATGGTAAGGTTATTAACGTTTCTGTGGGCACTTATCTTGTTACCAATAAAAACGAAAAAGACAGGGAAGCAATAGACCTTATAAATACCATCTTTGGTTCGGTTGATAATCTGAAAGAAATAATCCAGGATATTATAGCGAACCACACCAAGTATTATTTTCACAGTTATAATAGCAAAGATAATTGTATTGAACTTAGTAGCATTTACTCTTTTCACAACCCTGAAACTGAAGAATATAACTTGCAATGCAATATTAGTTATTATACTAATAACGGTCCTGTTTCCAAGCGTATGGGATTTAAACTAATGCCCAATGATGAAGACTGCGCTGCCTCTATAGAAGATATACTCGCTTCCGATAATCTGGCTTTTATCACCCAAATGACATCTTCTGAATATGAATCGCTTCCTGATAAAAAGCCAATACAATATACGTTATAATAAATTAAAGATGGCAGGAGTATTTAACGACAGTAAGAAAATAGAAGATGTCTTTGTACAGGATATACCTGTTGCTAAAATTTCTCTTCAAAATAAAGTAGTTTATGCTGGCTATCCTTATCCTTGTGTTGGTGAGAATAATTTAACCCCCATTACTCTTCAGCAATACATAGAGTTGCCTTATTTTGGAGACCCGCAAAATCGTCAAGCAGCCCTATATTTTTCAAAATATATAGAAAGTTTTGAATATAGAATTGTATTAGCTGGAATAGATAGCGGTTTTAAAGTTTGTCCTCTTAATAAGCAAGTAATTCCTGATGTTTACGGTTCTATCACGAATTACGGTAATTATGCTGTTCTATTAGGTATGTGTGCTCCTCGTTATATTGCCAACGAAACGAGCGCTCCAACGATGCTTACTGAATTTAAAATTGATGGTAAATTATACAGCTATAATTATATAAGAAAGTAATTATAAGAATTGAATTAAACTTATTTGATTATGAGAGTAAAAGTATTTTATGAAAACTGGTTTGCCAAACTTATCCTATTTGGCGACTACACAACAATTATGTTCTTCGGCTTTATCCTTACGAAGCTGAAAGAACTGTCCGAAACGACTATCCGCCATGAACGGACACATCAGAAACAGTTCTTCGAGTGTATGGAGATAGCGGCTATCCCGTCCGTATTGCTGGCATTCCATGTCAGTGCGTGGTGGTTGCTCCTTATCCCGCTATTCTACTACATTCTTTATTTGGCAGAATGGTTTGTGAGCTTCGTGTATCACTTGTTCACAGACAACAAGATTGGGGACGGAGAGGTCAATAAAAACGCTTACCGTGCGAGCGCATTTGAAATGGAAGCCAAACTCAACCAGGATAATCCGAACTACTTGAAAGAACGTAAATGGGGAGCGTGGTTCCGCTATTACGGCAAGATATGAAAATCCCGTCTTACTCTCACGAGCAAAACGGAATGACAGTAGTTAGCTTATTTGATAAGAGACACAAAGATAGGAATAATTGACAAATAACGATAAGATGAAGAATAACATTATTACCCAAAGCATACCGGGTGGTTTCTCGGTAATAGCAAGCAGTTTTATTGCACAGTCATTGGAACACATGATACCGTGGCTGATAGTAACATTTTCAGTCGTTGTATGCGATTTGATGTTCGGGATAAGGAAATGCCTGCTATTGGGTGAAGAATTTCGGTTTTCAAGTGCTGTGCGCCGTACTATGGGTAAAATGGTGACATACTTTGCCTTTGTTTGTATGGTGGTGATGATAAATATTGCTTCCGGCAATAAATGGAATATTGATGTGTATTCATGCTTGTTTGTCTGCTTCATAGAGTTCTGCTCTATCATAAGCAATATCTTGAAGCCAAAGGGATATAATTTTAACTTGCTGAAAGCGTTGGGATTGTTCGGAAAGAAAGTGCTCGATGTCGAGAAAGAAGATATGAGTGAAATAATAACTAAAGATAAGGAGTAACAAAATGAAAAAGAAACTGATTATCGCAGCGATTGTTATCGCTATCATCGTGGGAGTTATGCTGTACATGCACTACACACCGTTTTGGGTGAACCTGACTACTGTTGCATCATTCGGTGTCGGTGTTGTTGCCGGATGGGTGGTTCGTGTGGTTTATGACAAATATTTTAGAAAGGAGGAATAGCATGAGATACTTTACAATTGCAGAACTGGTTAAAAGCGAAACGGCTGATAAGAAAGCTATAGACAACAGATTGCCGCAAGAACTGCTTCCCAATGCGCAAGCGTTGGTTGACAATGTCCTCGACCCGTTAAGAGAGGCTTACGGAAAACCTATCACAGTGACAAGCGGATACCGTTGCTCCGCTCTTAATAAAGCAGTAGGCGGCTCTAAAACGAGCGACCACATGAACGGGTGTGCTGCCGATATTGTCGGCACCCCGAATACCCCGAAAGAGAACAAAAGACTGTTTAATCTTATACAAGAATTGAAGATTCCCTTTGACCAAGTCATTGATGAGAAAAACTTCTCATGGGTACACGTCAGTCACCGAAGAGAAGGCAACAGAAACCAAGTATTGAAACTCTAAAAAGTAAACATCATGGCAGCAGAAGTTTTATCATTTCAAAAAGAAGAAGGCAAAACAGCGTATTACGCAACGTTTGTCAGTGACGGTAATCCCGTTACCATACAGATAAAGAACAAGGGCGGAATGGTGACTGTATTTGCCAATATCGAGGGCATGAATCCTATCCCGCTTTCCCCAAATGCCAATCAAACCTTAGGTCCTTCCAATGTGATATTTCGTCTTATTGGCATAGCGGCAGGTATGGAAATTACAATAAGAAGTGCTACGAAAGTGTCAGAAGCCAAAATGATTAAAGAGGGATAGCCTATGAAACCAATCACTATCCCCAACATCGGCATTCCGACAATCGGTATTCCTACTATCGGTATACCTACTATAGGGTATTCATATATCAAGGATAATAAGCCGGACCCATCCCCTGATGGAAGGTATTTATTATTATCGGATGGCACTCCGTTATTGTTGGCTAACGAAGAGCCGATATTACTTACAAATAACAAAAAATAAAAAGATATGGCAGAAGGATTACAAATAGGAGAACTCCCTCAAAAGGAGAACTTAACCGGAAACGAGCTGATACCTTTTCAGCAAGGAAGTAGCAACGGCTCAATGAGTACCGCTACATTGAAGAAATACATCGGCACTGGTGGTGGCAACACTGACTATATGAACTACATCACCGAGTATAATGTTTCCGTCCAGCATCCTACTTCGGGAATTGGCGGGAGTAACAAGTACAGTCTGGAAGGCGCTATAGCCCAAGTCCCGCAGGAACTTAGAAATATCGGACTGAAAGTATCATTCATCAATTCAGATGGAAAAGTAGAAACATGGGAGTTCCAGGGAGGAACGTTTACAAGCATTGATAATTGGATTCGGCAAGCACTGAATGTGGATGTTGAAAACATATCTGTGAATAAAATATCCTCCGATAAAATAAAATCAAATAAAACGATTGATAATTCGGGCAATATTATTTCTTCACAAGGAAGATGTGTTGTTGACGGCTTTGATATAGGTGACATGGATTATCTGTATACAAATTGTTATGGAATCTATTTTTACAAGAAAACAGAAAACGGCCTTACTTATCTAAATTGGAAGAAAGCCAATGCCGCCACGGGTAGAAATATAAGTAAAATTCCCAAGGAAAAAGAGTCTAATTACTGTAGGTTATTATATACAACCGAAGTTCCTGGTAAATATTTTTCGGGTAAAGAGAATTTTATTTTTACAGAATTTGGAGTTGCAGAAGTTCCTATTTTGGATTATAGCAAAAACTTAATAACAGAATCAATTCTAATCAAAGGATACAATACAGTCAATGGTTCTCTATCTGTCAATGAGGAATATAATACGACTCAACTTATAGATATAAAAGATGCAAAAACTGTTTTTACAAATGCTTATTCTGTAGCATTGTTTACATCAGATGGTTCATATATTGGATATACCGGCAATCATACAGATTCATTTCGGGAACTTAAAATAAACCAAAGCCCAGCCTATAGATACGCTGTCTTTAACTTTAACAAGAATACTCATGCTTTTGTTTCATTGCATTATTTCCCTTGTAATCCCAATTCTATTGATATGGATTCAACTATGAATCATGATGAGATACTTCGTATGGCTTTCTCCGGAAAGAAAATGACATCGTTTGGCGACTCAATTGTAGAACTGGTTTCATGGCAGAAGTATGTATGGAAATATTTTAATATGGCTGACCATTACAACAGAGGTATTGGTGGGTCTAAGGTTACATCAGTTGGGTACAAAAACAAGCTTGTTGATGAATATGGATATTATCATGCAAGCAATCCTTCAGAGGGGACAATATCAATAAAGGATTATATGTGTGGAGATGAGCGGGTATCTACTATACCGCTTGATACTGATATATTGATTATTTATGCGTCAGCAAATGATATTTCAGGTAGTGTTGAACTAGGGAGTATAGATGATGGAGATGAGACACATTTTTACTACGCTTATGCCTTAATGATAAGAAAAATCATCAAAAGAATCCCCAACGCTAAAATTTTTGTATGTACGCCTCATAACTTTTATAATAAGTATGAAGATGCGGATTATCCATATAAAAATAATCAGAATCTAACTATATTAGATTACTGTAAAGTCATAAAAGATATTGCAGCAATATATGGCATTCCTGTCATAGATGTAAATGGGTTAAGTGGAATATCAACTTTAACAATAACCAAAGATTTGGGCGACCAAGTTCATCCTAATAATATCGGAGGGCAGAAAATAGCCAATGTTATAATCAATACACTTATAAGATTTGCTCCAATTGGTCTGCAGGAACCACGGGTAGAAGATATATTTCATTAACTAAATTTGCATAATGCTAACTCAAAATATGAAAAATAACATCTTAGGTGCGGTGGTCTATCTATCCACCGCCATAGTATTCGGTGGCAGCACTGCACTGCTGATGCTCTTTATCAAGGAGAACAGCGACCGTTGCCACTACTATAACGGCAAGTGGAGCAAAATAGACTTGCTGTGTGGAGCTGTCGCGATATGTGCGGGTATGGTTGTAAATCATTATTTGTTGAGGTCATGAAAAAACTACCCTGGCTATTAGTTGTATTGCTGGCCATCGCTTGTGTGGTGGCGTGGTTCCGCCCGCTCGAGCCTTTGCCGGCAGAAATCCGTACCGAAACAAAGATACAGACGGTTGTCAAACTTGACACGGTTCTTATCTCCGCACCGATAGCGGTCTTTTGGCAGATATTGCTGAATGACACAGTACGTATAGGTGATACCTTGCTTCATCGCAAACGGGTTGTATATGAAGACAGCTTGTATCGTGCGGTGGTGAGCGGATATGTAGACCCACGGCTGGATAGTATGACTGTGTATCCGAGGACGGTTTATCAGACAGTGACGAATGACGTCTATCATCCGGTTCCCATTAAGCCGAAGAAAAAGCGTTGGGGATTAGGGGTGCAGGCTGGGTATGGGTATCCGGGCGGTTTCTATGTAGGTGGTGGGGTGAGTTATAATTTGTGGCAATGGTAATTTTAGTAATATAATAGAGGTAAATTTATTGGATTAATCAACAATAATTCATCAAAATTCCGTAAAATACATATTCTTATAAAAATTATATATAGAAAATACACATTTGCAAGAAAATTATATATTAATCTATTTGTATGGTAAGAAAGAAATTAACGATGTAGAAGTTGGCTTGTAGCTGACACTCTTTCGGGGGCTTAGAGTAAAAAGAAAGCCCCCAACGTTTCACGTTAATATTGCCACATAAAAACATGATAAGCATAAGACACCGCACGTTGGAGGCTTTAATATCTTCAACACGGTATCTTATGCTTTGTTCGTATATAATCAAATATTTTATGTGGCAGGGCAAAGATAAATATAAAATTCAGAAAAACTATGTGTAAGTCAGAAATCTTTGCCGAAACAATTAATCTCGTGGCGCAGGAGACCGAAATACCCGCCAGCCGAATACTATCTTCGGATAAGGATACGGAAACCGTAGACGCCCGCTATTTGCTTGTACAGTTGCTTGTCGAAAGGGGAATGTATCCTTCACAGATAGCTCCTAAAATTCACAAGACCAAACGCGCGATAAACTACATGATTTCCAATTTCCAAGAACGCATGGAAGGCGGGAAAATGTTGAGAATATATTGGGGAAAACATTAGGAAAGCGTTGGGAAACAACTGATTTCATGGCAGATTGCGTATTTATACTTTTGTGATGCGGTTGATTTTGACCGTAATACAAAATATAAATCTCTATGGAAAGAACGTATGTCTTCAACCAAGACGGGAACAACGGAAATGGTGGCGGAAGCAAATTTGACATCATGGCTATGTTGCCCAACTTGATGGGAAGCAAGGGTGTAGACCCCGGACTTCTCGCTTTACTGAACCAGGGACGTGGCAGCCAAGACCAATGGGGCGGCTCGTGGTGGTTCATCTGGATTATCCTTTTGTGGTTCTGTTGGGGCGGCAACGGCTTCGGCAACCGCTTTGGCAATGGTGGAGGTCTGCCTGCCGAGCTTAACGGTGATGTCGGTCGTGAATACCTGATGTCAGCCATTCAGGGCAATGGCAATGCCATCAACCAGCTTGCTTCTTCTTTGAACTGCTCTACCCAACAGTTACAGAGCGCCCTGTGCAACATCCAGGGACTTATCGCCAATGTAGGAAATCAGGTGGGCATGTCAAGCCAGCAAATCATCAACGCATTCCAGTCCGGAAATCAGGCTGTTCTTACTCAGATTGCAGATTGTTGCTGCAAGACTCAGAACGCCATTACCACAATGGGCTATGAGAACCAGCTTGCGATGTGCAATCAGACCAACGCGCTTGTCAACACAGCCAATCAGAATGCACTTTCATTGCGTGACGGTGCGACCGCCAATACCAATGCTATCCTTGCAAAGTTGGACGCTATGCAGAACCAAGCATTGCAGGACAAGATTGCGGCTCTTACAGCAGAAAAAGCCACTTTGACCGCTGAAATCTCCCAACGTAACCAGAATGCTACTATCCTGAATTCAGTAGGACAACAGATTGCTCCTTTGGCAGCAGGCTTGCAGGCATTGCAGTCCGATGTCGATGGAATAAAATGCAAGATGCCACCTACGGTAGCAGTGCCATACCCGCAATTGCAAGCATTTAACCCTGAGATAGCTCGTGCTGCGGCTTTCGGTGCTTACGCCGGTGATGCAATGTATGGGCGTAGCGGTTGTGGTTGTAACAACTACTGGGGTTAATTCCGGTAAGAAAGGGGGTAATTATGTGGCCTAACTTTTTTACAGGATTTCCTTTCTTGTTCCCTACTATTGGAAGGGCTAATTTCAATACCCTTCCTACGGTAGCCGTAACGGTCGGCACGGAGAACGTGACTTTAGAGCTGCCTAACCATGCGTTCCGTAACAGAAGCTATGTAGGCGGTTTCTATGTCAGTCTCCGCCAGGCGATACCTGCCGGTACGACTGCTACACTCCCGATACTGATAGGGACTAATGGGGATACAAGACCGTTGCTGGCTTACAACAATGAGCCGGTGACTGTCGGCAACCTTGCCGGAACGGGTATCTACGAAATCCACTATAACAAGTACACCAACGAACTGTTCCTTGTTAACGGTGGGTATCGTCCGACAACCGCATCGACACCGACTCCGACAGCAGAAGCAACCGCTCAAAAGAGCAAGTAGTTAACATGGGGCTTTGTGGTTATTTCCAAAATGGGAATAGCCACACCCCTTTAAAATCAAACCAATATGTTTCAATCACTTCGTACCAATAACCAGTTGTATATACTTCATAAGGATGCTAACCCGTTTATCGAATACGGTCCGGTAGTCAGCGTTTCCGCTCCTAAGCCGAAATATCCTATGGCATCCCCTATGGGACAGTTGCCCCAAATGGAAATGGTTGTGGATGTCGTTGTCTGTATCAACGGGCAGAACACGACTTTCCAAAATCTACCTGCCGGCATGGATATAGCCGACTTCGGACAGAACGGCAATATCGTAGTGTCATGCTCTCGTGATGCGATGAACAACGAGGTCGCTTCTATGAAACAGAAAAGCATAGACATTATCAATAGCATGGACTTCCACAATTCCGTCATTGCGGGATGTGACAAGATGCTGACGCTCTTGAACCCCGAATTTGCAGAGAAACAACGTCAGGAGCAGGAAATATCCTCTCTGAAAGGGCAAATGGCGGAAATGAGCAAGAACATGTCCGACCTTATGGAATTGAACAAACGGCTTATGGAACAACTCGGAGTTGCTGAAACATCTAAAACAAAGAAATAATATGGGAATGTGGGAAATATTGGAAGAAGGACGCGGAGAATATGACCGTGACTTCGGTATGAGAGGCGGTAATCCTATGGAAGAAGCCTATAGAGAGGGTTGTCGTCATGGTTACGAGAAAGCCATGCGTGAGATGCAGGGCGGTGAAATGGGCTATCGTAACAGCGGTGGTTCACGCGGTGGAAGCTATAGCGGCGGCTCGGATATGGGAGAACGTCGTATGCCGGGTTACTTCCCGGAATATCCGGTTTACAACGAACGCCGCGATTCACAGCCTTACGGTGATGATATGGGCGAACGCAGACGCAGACGCGCCAACGGAGAGTTCATGTAATGGAGAGGGGATTATTCCCCTCTTTTGCCAATCACTTAAAATCAGGAAAATATGAAACAAAGATTAGATACATACGACAGAATACCGCCTGCAATGGCTGACTATCTCAGCCAGTACGGATGGCATTTCAGCAAGAAGATGTGCCTATGGGCTGTTTCCCGCATGAAGATGGAAAACAAATCTACGGGCAAGGAGGAAAAACTTGAACCAATCAGCAAAGAGCAGGTAGAGGAGCTTCTGAAAAAGTACAGTGTAAACCTGGAGAAGGATGCAGGGTACGACAGCGTTTACGTGGCAAACATGGCGAAGTCGGATTACTACAAAAGTTCTATCACTGACGAAGCCCATCTCGCATTGTTCATTAAGGATTACATAGATGATGTGGACGCTTACAATGGAATGCCTTTCACTCGGTTCTATGCCGACTGCATAGGCTCCGGCAATCCTATCATGTGGGAACAGATGATGTAGCCTATGATAATACAGGATTTTTACATACCGGATTATGATTGGGAAGTCCGTGTATATTATGCGGTGGACTGCTATTATACCGACCGTATCATCGCCGACCTTCGGCGGGTTGGATGCAGGGGGCTGGATTTGGTGAATGCCTATAAGAACATGCGCTCCTGCAATCTGAATACGGGTATCACTTACTCCAATATCCAAAACAGGCAAACCGTAATGGTTATAGCCCTTACTTCTTCCCCGGCAGAGTTTCAAAACTCTTTCGACCATGAAAAAGGGCATCTATGTCGGCATATCTCACGGGCGTTCGGCATCGACCCATACGGGGAAGAGGCGCAGTACCTTAGCGGATATGTGGGACAGAAGATGTTCCCGGTAGCGAAGAAATTTTTGTGTGAACATTGTAGACGTAGCTTATGTGGAAAATAGTACAAGCCATTTTATCAGGCAAATCACGGGAAGAAGTATATAACATGCTTTCTCCCGAACAGAAAGAGACGCTGAACAGCCTTGCCATAGCAAATGGTATAAACCGCCAACAACGTAGAAAACTTGAACGTGATGCGAAAAAGGGATTACATAGATGAACTGCTTGAATTGGCGGACAATGTCCTTTACATGGACTATTGCCGCCTTTTCCGGGTTATCCAATGGAACGTTTAGAACGCTTTGAACGAGTTCTCCATTGGGTTATACCGCTTGCCGTTTTGGTGAGGGTATTAGCTTGGTGTCTCTAATTCTTTTGCTTTAACCGTATGATTTCTGCCCCACATTACTGCGTTATACAGCGAAGTGGCATACATCTTAATCTCATCCTTGCTTTCAAGGAAATCAACCTTAGAGGCTGCTATCATAGCCTCTGCATAAATCTCTTTGTTTAAAATATTATTCTCTTTCATATTATCTGCATTTAACTTTTGTAAGTCCATACTTAGCCAATCTTAGATATATCGTCCTTACACTTACATTCAGCATCTCTGCCATTCTGCGGGGTGGTATCTTTTCTTCCTTGTACAACTTGGTAATGTTTTCTTCCGAAAGTGGGTCGACAAAAGGTTTCTTCGGCTCTGTTATCCCCATCCGTTTACGTGCTTTCGCTGCATATGCTTCATTCTGTTTGTCTTTTGTGACGTAAATAACAGTGGTCTTGTTAAGGCGTAGAGGAAACAGCCTTCTTTCCACTTCCTTGTGTTGTTCGGCAAGGCTTTCTGCATTCCCGTTGACCGTAGTGTCAATCTTCTTGTATTTGTCCGGGATGCGGGAATGTCTGTCTCTGATTATTCTGTCTGCTTTTCTCATGGTCTTTTACATTTTTTAGAATGTTCGTCAAGTAAAAGTTTGGAAAGCTTGTATGTCACAACAATTATGCTGACCGTCATTGCGATTGCTAATACAATTCTAACCGACAAGAAATAAACAATAGCCCAATGTATGAAAATAAGCATAGGCAGGGACAGTGCTGCTATAACGCTCGCTATGATTTTGTTTTTCATGTTCAATATATTATACTAAATTTATGATACCATTTATCTGCATGGCTGAACCATCCTATAATGAATGATTTACCGAAGAGGGTTACTTTGTATAGTTTACTCATGTGTTTCTTTGTTCTTTAATTTATCAAGGAACTTGCTATCACCCGAATAATCCGCACCGATAGCCTTTTTGCTTTCAATAATCTGTTCCAAAAGGGTTATAGCTTCCTTTTTCACTTCTTCTACTTCATTATAACCGCAGGCTTTATCAACCAACTGCTCTATAGCCGATTTAGGCTTGGAAAGAGCCTCATTCAACTTTCCCAACCTCCAGTAGCAGTAATCAATTGTGGCGATGTGCTCTAATTTACTCATGGTTATATTATTCATTTATAATTAATTCACACCAACTATTATCGCTTTCCCAAAACCATTGATAGCCGCCAGCGTGTGTACGCTTTCCGGAACAGCAATTCCTGATATTACGGGCGCAAATGCCAGTCTTTCGTTCCGCATCGTTAGAGGACTGGAAAACACCTTGTAACCGTCCGCTCTTTATAGCTACTACTTTCTTTGCATTGCAGCCCGCTATATTAGGGTTTCCCGTTCTCCCTAAGGCTAATCCTTTAATCATACTTTCCCTTTTATGCGAAGGGATGTAATCATCCCATTTCTTATGGGGGATACTTCCTTTCAAAAACCGCCCGTTAATAGGGTTGCGGTTTAATCGCTGTGGAGGTATATATAATTCATTCATCTTTAAATTCAAGTTTTGGGTTACTGGTAGTCTCGATATTCCTTTTCTTTGTCTTAACCATTCTCCGATAAACATCATCAATCAATTGCTTAAGCTCATTGACGTAGCTTTCCATGCTCCAGCCTTCGAGTTGACACACCATTAAATCAAATTCTATTTCTTGTAGCAGCTTTACTTTAAACCTCTCGCGTGCAAAGACATTTACCCGTTGACGCACATTACGGTTAATCATCGGGTCTTGTTTAGGTTCTTTGCTATTGGGGATAGATTTTTTCACGGGGTGATGGTTATCTGTTATGTTGTTAACATGAACATTCATAGCTTTTACAAGAATTCTTACTCCTCCGTTTAAGACGCTTTTCCCGTTTGTGTAAAAGTCGTATCCGGTCAAAGGAGAACCAGTATGCTTGTCAATAGAGAAGCCTTCAGGCGGTTTATCATAGAGTTCCCAATTCATGTATTTACTCATGGTTGTTTTCTTTCAACAAATTCGGGTTATCGTGAATATTACTAATGACTGTCATAGCATGCCATTCTCCTAAAGGTCTCATGCCAACTTTTTTTTCAAAATCGAATTGTAATGCGAATGTAGCAAGTTCTTTGTTCCACAATACAAGAGCTATATGTTGCTCACACATAAGTATGTCGCCTTCATAGATTTCCTTTTCATCCTTATCGCATAAGCCCGTGAACTGACCTAACGTCTCTGGACGTACAACTGAAACCTCATCATCGAATAATTCGATAGCTACACCTGTCTTATTGGTAATTTCATAATCACTTTGTGAGCCTTGATATATAATACATCCATTTCCAATATGAATTAAATCGCCATACACCCATTCATTATTATCAACACTTTTCCCTCTGAACTTTATTTCACGCTTCATAATCAATATCTTTTCTCGTTTTTAATCAATCAGTTCAAATTCATAAACGAATACATAGGGATTGGATTCCCATGTACCTTTGCCGGAGACTTTATCTATGAGGGCGGCAAAGGCTTCACGAGGGGTATCAAAGTCGGTGCAGCCAATCGCTCGCCAATGTCCCAATCCACAGACGCAATATTTTTTTGTTCCATCATATTCATATTGGCGAGTGTTCAGTTCAACGCCCTCACGCAGGCAATCTTCATCGGAAATGTCTTGCAACCGTTCTATCTTGATGTTGGTAATACGGATGTGATGAAGCATGAGGTCAGCGCGGACAAACATTTTATTTTTCCAACCGGGTGCGAATTTAGTTTTAGTATAAAATCCTATTCCGTCCCTATCATTAAGTGCAATTTCGGGATTCATCCCTAAACTTTCATAACATTGTGCAATGGCGACAAGTTCGCTAATTTTGTATATAGGCTTTATTTCATATCCATGAATACTCTCATAACCACTCTTCCAAAATACACTATTGCGTATTTGTTCTTTTGAAATTCTTCTCGTCATAGTCTTCCGACCATCCAATACAGCCTGGGTTAGGCTATATTTATCATTGAACATTATCTTCTTCATTGTATCTTTTTTTTAACTCTTTCAAAACAATCTCCATACCTTCATCCAGTCCTTTCTTGTAACCGGATACATGCTCACCTATGTTGTAGACCAAGCATCCTACAACGATAAGAACAACTCCTACAGCCCTATGCCAATAGGGAAAGGATACACTGAACGGTGAGAATGCCAGTCGGAAGTGACCGATGAGTAATGCTGATATGATGAATATTGCAAGAAATAAAATAAGGTTTGCTTTCATAATCAATCCTCCACTTTTTCAAAGTGCACATCTTGTTTATCTTGTCTTTCAAAATACAAGCAATAATAATTACAGCATTCCGGTCTACCATTAAAGACGCATTTATCGCATCCGTATATAAAATCGCTATCTTTTTTCACGATAATTTTTTCTCCATTATATTCAAATACCTCTCCGATTTTTCTTTCTTGTTCCATAATCAAATCTCCTCTACTTTAAAAGATAATTTCTCAAGTTTCTCAATCTGCTTACGAAGAGAAGCGATTTTCCTAATCTTCATTTCTTCCGCCTTTTTCAACGCTTCGGATTTATCGGTGAATGCGTTTTCCCCTATACGGAAGTAAGAACATAAACCATCCCTTACATATTCTCTATCTTCAAATCTACTTCTAATAATATCTGTTTCTATCTCTTTAATACCTTCTGTTAAGGCATACTTTGTTATAAATACTTTTGCCATAGTTGTAATCATTTATAAGGTTAAAGTGAATTAAGAGAGGCAGCGGACACGGGGCGAACCCAATCGTCACTGTCCTGAATGTTGTCGTATCTAAAACCGTCGCCCCAACTGAGAATAAAATTGCGTTTGTTTCCTTTTCTCGTAGAACACCAATACCAGTCATCTTTCACTGGTTGTTTTCCGCAGATAGCTAAGGCTGCATTCAGCATAACCTTATGTTCATACCCTAAGACACTCTCTTGTAGTGTAGGAATGCGCCAACTTAATCCACATAAGTCCAATGCTATGACTTTCTCAGCAATTTCGCTTCCGGATGCAGCCAATGCTTTGGTATTGCCTATTCCATCGGTATCCTTCATGCCTTCTTCTGTGGTTGGATATATCTTTCCTGTTTGCTCTTTCTCCCAATCAAGAAGAATATGGGTATCATTATCCATATCTTCCGGATAGAAGAATAAAGCATTGCCATCATGGATAATAACTGCACATTGTGCCTGTTCATTTTCTTCATGCAGTCCCCCAAATTTAGGTTCTACAAAACTCTTGTTGGCGGTAAAGATGAATACACCATTACCTACATTTTCTTTTGTGTAAATTCCTTTGTTCATAATCATATAAGTTTTAATATTTCTCAAAATTTGGGATTTGTAAATAGAACGAGTTTCGAGACATGGGAAGCCAACACTTTTGCTCCTCATTGCACGTATTCCAATTATCTTCCCCAAATTCATCATTTAATGCTTCCACTATCTTATAGGCTACATCTTTTACAAAACGAGTATTAAGTATCCTCTTGCCTTTAATAACGATTGTAGGTGTATAGAGTGAAATTTTATACTCCCCACCGTTTTCTATCGACCAGCTACCTTGTGCTACTGTAATGTGCGGATTGGTTTCATTCTTATACTCTTGTATTATACTTAGATAGCCATTAAAATAGTTGGCTATTAGTTCCGACTTATATACTTTTAGCCCCGTTGCTTTTTCTAAAAGTTTTCTAAGCCTATAAGCATCATTTACAACAGGGTCCATTCTCATATAAGTTTTAAAGTTTCTTGTATTCCGGCTTCAAGTGCTTCCTCGTAGGATTTATAATGGATAATAGGTCTATCCGACAATCCTACTAAATCATGTTCCGGAATTGTCAGTATATCATATGTCCAATAGTCTCCATACATATAGGATATTTCGATATGAAGTTTTTTGTTTTCACGCAGCCACTTTTGGGCGATATACAATGTTGGACACAAAAATTCAACAGGTTCGTCATCTATTTCCGTACAACACGACATACTTTGCGGAAGGTCATATTTTGTAATAACCTTATTACGGTCTATTAGGTGTTCACACTTCCAATCAAATCCTTTCTCCTTCAGCAACTTCGCTGTTTCTAATGTTACGAGTTCTTCGGTCATGGCTATTTTATTTTAGGTTTTTCATTGTACTCTTTGGCATTTTTAGCTTTTTCACACGCTTGTCTTTTCATAACTGTAGGACAATCACAATTCCCACATCTATCATTATACCAACAACAATATTCACACTGGTGCATCGTTCATTTCTCCTTTTCTTTAAATTGTTCGATTAAATACTTAACAATCCAATTCTCTTCAATTTCTTTCTAAAATTCTTTTCATTCAAGGCTTGGTCGTAATAGCAATCAGGTTCTATAACCGTTTCAGCTTTGGTTACAGGAAGCCCATTAAAACCAATAGCAACCTTGTGTATAATAGAAGCTCTCTTGATTTCCCCTGTTTTTCGATTAAAAGAGAACAAGATATGTCCCGGATTCTTCTTAATCCTATTGATTAATTTATATTCTGTTTGCTGCTTTTGCAGATATTCTATCTGTTCCTTAGAAAGATTATCTTTTGTTATAATAGGTACTATATCCATTTTAATTATTCCTCCTTATCTATTTTTACTTTGCCATGAATGACAAATCCATCAGCGCTAAACATCGCGCATCTTTCATCAAAACCTCCGTGGCAGAAGCTATATAAAGAGCAATCCTCACAATAAAATTCATTGTCAAGTTCGCTTTTAATTATAGCTTCATGCAGCACTCCGTCTATTATTATTCCGTTATTTATTCTCATTACTACTTCTATTAAAAAGGTGGGAAGTATGTTTTCCCTCCTAAAGGATTAACTATAAACTCTTTCCGATTAATTCTTATACGCCATTCAAGCGTTTTCATTCTTCTCATGTGTTTCTTTGCCGGCTTAGTTGAAGCAATCCGACCTAAACACTCATTGTAATCAAATTTTAATTTGTTCCAATAATGAAAGTATCTATTATTATACATATTTTTATTCTTTAGTAAATACAGGTGAAAATTCTTGAATATACCCAGTAAGTTCGTCTATACGTTTCCTTAGCTTGGTATTAAGCAACTTTAATAGATATATCTCCCTATATGCTTCCGCTAATCTAATGGTTAATTCTTCCTTATCCATATCTCAATCTCCTTTCTCTTTAATTCGTTCCAGTACATCCTTGTTGGCTTCGAGTATCTCATCGAAAGAGGGGATGGGAAACCATGCCAGCACGATACTGTTTCCGTGAATCCACATTCCCTTTTTATCTAAATTGCTATTTCTACAAAACTTTTCTTCTCGAATACATGGTGTGCCATAACACATCACCAAAACAAAAACTTTTTGCCCCTCTTCTGGCAACCGTTCCTCAACGCTTATCCACGGAGATTGCTTTGCCTGCCAGTCTGCACCTTTCTTAAAAGCCCGTAATGCAACCGATTTTGCCAATGCCTTGATAGCTATACTGTCTCTTTCATCATAGGCAAGCTCTGCATCTTTATTATATGTACTTTCACTCCAATGAGTGCGGGCTGCTTCTTCTACTGTCTGTTTCATATCTTATTTCTTTTTCTTGATTTAATCTTGATTGGATTGTTTTTTGTTCCAGCACCGAACCGTTCTAAGCGAAAGCCGTGTATCCGGAGCCAGTATTTAAAAGCGGGGGTAGTTGCCTGTGTCATATTCTTCTCGATTAAATTATTACCATGACATCACGCTTTCTGGCGAATATAGAATCCGTTATATAGTACGTGATGGCTTTCTCTTCCGCATCTCTCAACAATTCGTGTTTAAGAATCTTATAGTAGGAGTTGGTATGCTCTGTATAGACCATGATTTCTCTTACCCGTTTCAAATCGTCTAAAAAGGACTGAGGGTTATGTTCCTTTATTTTCTTTATATTCATTTGTTTTCCTTTCTTTTATTCCGTTCCCGATTGTCTTCCGAAACACACATTTTGCACCATGATGTCTTGATGTGATACGCCTTTCCGTTGCGGTGAATCGTTCTATCGTAGAAGCAGGATAGCAAAAGCGGTCTTTTGCGGCGGCTGCACACCTTGCGTTCTACACCGTCCACCATCACCCGGTTCCTCGGTTTCCGCTTCACTATCTCGCACGGACCGCATTCGGATGCACCGTACTTCCGGCAATAAGCAAGGGAATGCTTGCCACATTTCGCGAAAGAGGTGCAATCGGAGCGGGAGACTGTCTGATGGATGTTCATACTATTTGCCTTTTTCTATAGATTCTATTGCCAGAAATATCTCATACATTACTTGTGGCGTATTTCCATACATATCCACCAGCTAATTTCCTTTTCCCTTTACATACATCACAAATATGTGCGGCATTTATCCCAGTGATTCGGGAGGCGTCATTTAAAACTTCAAATCTGTTTATCAAACTCCCATCAACCGATAATTGCAATACAGGCTTCCTTGTTTTCTCTATCAATAAAAAATTCCTTTTACCGTAGTTACAATTATACGATTCGCTACACCATTCGAGATTGCCAACATTATTATTGGTTTTTATTTCATCTTTATGGTTTACTTGTGGTAGATTTTTTCTATTTTCTATAAACGCTTTCGCGACAAGCCTATGCACCAAACAAGTCTTCTTTTTCCCTCTTAATATTAAATTAACTTTTAAATATCCATTTGTCGCTATTGTGGGAGATAAAACCTTTCCATGATATATATGATTCCCTAAAAACATGCTGACGCTTCTAATACGTCCATGACTACTGACTTCATATCTTCCATTATAACCTTCAATAGTTTTCCATTCTTCCATTTTCTACAATATTTATTGCTCTAAAAATTTCATATATAACCTGTGGTGAAATCGCATTGCCGTATGCCTTTATCGATTCCTGCCGCCACTTTGAAAAGGCAATACCGTCCAATCTGG